TTGAGAGTGACGATAAGTTCACCCGAGCATGGTCTTTTTATATTTCTATCAAATGTGCATTTAGTGGAGATCTTGGACACACATCTGAATCATCAAGAAAGAATCTCTGTGCTGCAAGTTTGATTAAACTTGCAGGATTCTATAATCCAAACTTCTCATTCTCTTTTGGTGATTGTTTTGAGACAATACCAAAGTATCAGAATGACTTTTTATACTTGGATCCACCATACTACAAGACAACTTCATACTATTATGGTATTGATGGAAGCACACATGAAGGATTCAATCATGATAAACTTGCGGATGTCTTGAAGCAACATAAAGGTGGGTTTGTGATGTCTTATGACAACACGGATTACCTCAAAGAACTCTACAAAGATTGGACTGAATTTCGCTATTTGGAGTTTGATTATCAGATGGCAGGTGATGTCAGTCGTAGAGGTAAAAAGACCGAACTTATCATCATTAAATATCCAGAAGTTAGGGTGGAATCTAATGTAAATGCTCTGGAGAGTTTATTGTATTGAGGACACTTGGAGAAGTGTCCTACACACCCTCGCAGGGGTCTCTGCAGACCCTATAATAACTTTGTTGATTTGAGGAACCTCTCATCGCTACTCGTGGTCGCATTGGTATTGAGTTGAAAAATGGTTCAGTATTGAGCATCTACTCACATTGGAACAATTCACCAGAACATAATGGTCGCATCCTGACCACTCACTATAACACCCGAGAAAAAGTTGCCAACCTTATTGATGGGGGTGATGTAAGTTGCCTTTGGACTGATAAGGATTGGGATGGTAATGAGTGGAATGATTGTAAGTATCAAGCACTCACTTATGCTATGCGTGGTGAAGATTGTCCTCCCCGTCTTGATGCTGACCTTTGTGAGTATCTGTTGCATGATGGTGCAGAAGAGTATCACTATCTGTTTACTTGCAATGGTGGGTGGGTGTGCTATAATATGAATCAGTTTGACGATTCTAAACTCCCCGAAATCGTTGAAATCCCCTCTGGTGCTCTTGCTGTATGATCAATCGTAAGTACATTTTTGCTGGATTGGTAGGTTTTGCAGTCATTCTTGGTTGGAACGTATTTCTAATCCAACGTGATGACGCTCTCTATAAAGCATACTATCGCCAACAAGCAATAGAGAATCTCAAGAAACCTCCTAGTACAGAAATCCGATGACGATTGAACTTGCCATAGGCATTTATGTTGCTCTGGTTGCATTTGTATCATCTATTATGGTATATTACTTCAAGGTAATGTATTCACGCGAAGAAGCACAACTTAAGGAGAACTCTAAATGATTCCAAAACGACTACGCGACCTTATTAAACACGCAGAAATGGACAAAGTAGCAGAAGAGTTTTGGAAAGAAGTTGAACGCGAAGCGGCGGCGAGAGAAATAACAGTAGAATACTACCTCGCTGAGTTTTACTAATGACCTTTTTACTTGGAATGGCTTTAGGATCTTTACTCACAATCGGCACAGCATTTATCTTTGCTGCTGATCAAAATATCCTTGACGAAGGCGACAAAAACTACTACAATAAATAATGATGCTTAAATGTCGCAACTTAAGCAAAGTTGAGGAGCAGAAATGCTCCTCTTTTAATATAAATACTAATGCGACATTTAAGGCAGTTATGACTAATAAAGGCAAGATTTATTGTGCCCATTGTATCTTTACAGGTAAAAAGTACATTGGACAAACAAGAAAGAAACTTCTATGTGATAGAATAGCAAGTCATTTTGTTGATGCCAATAAGAACCATAGAAAGGGAAAGTTTTATAGTGCATTAAAAAAATATGGTAGAGGTGGATTTATTTGGGGTTTAATTGAAGAATGTGATTTATCATTACTTGATGATAGGGAAGTATACTGGATTGCTGAATATAAAACTGTTGAAGATGGATATAATTTGTCTCCTGGAGGTGTCTCCTGGAGGTGGACAACCGCCAGAATATTATAGTAAAGAATATCTTGTAGAGAAACCAAACAAAGAAAGAGTGTTGATTAAAAATCTTTCTCAATACTGTAGAAATAATGATTTAAATATTGCACATATTCACGAAACTCTTTATGGAAAAAGATTGCAACATAAAAATTATAAGTTAATACCAAGAACGGAAGAAGAAATAGAAAAATATAATCAAGAGAGAATAAAAAGAGAAGACACGAGTAGAAAAGGTTTGCCTGGAGAAAAGAATGGGCGAGCAATACTTAACTGGGATAAAGTAAATCAAATAAGAGAACTTCACGCATCCAAAACATATAAAAATCAAGATATAGCAAATATGTTTGGGATTAAAAAAGTTACTCTTGAGAAAATAGTTTCTAATAAACTATGAACAGTTTAAGAACTGCACACTTGACTTCCTCACTCAAATCTTTTATGATGTCTATGTTAAACAAATGAGGTTAATGGCACAAAAATTCCTTTACATTCTTGACTACTTTGTACCAGCGTGGCAATCCGAGTATGGTGGTTTGCTTAATGTTATTGCAGAAAATGACGATGAGTGTTTTAATATTGTTGTAGAATGGGATAACGAATCTTGGACAGAACATTATAGTAAACTACGTGAGAATGTGATTAAGGCACCACGATTCGCCCTTACAGAAAATGAAGAGTCCCGAATGGTGGAGGCATTTACCACCTGATTATGACACACCACGTTGGTCACACAAACAAAATGTTGTTTGATTTGAAACAACAATATCAAGCACAAATCAGTCGTCTTCAAAACAAAATCAGCGAACAAGAGCAAGAGATTGCTAAACTCAAAACACTGATTTCACTTCTTTCTATTGAACGTGAATATGACTGTTGAACTTCCATCTTCTTTCTTTCATTCACCACCGAAAGGATACTACTATGAGTGTGAAGAGTTTAAGAGGAATGTTGTTAGTATCTGGTTATGCAACACTCGCAAGTTTGTCTATAATGGTGGTGCTCCAACTAGGACAATCTGGGGATTCTACAAATCCAAAACTAGAGAATACTTCGCCCCCAATCAATAGTAAGACCATCGGTGCTTGTGTAAATATCAAGGAAACGCGGAATTATACCGCGATGCCAATTAAACAATCTCCACTAGATGCGTTCTTTGTATGACATACAATCCACAAGTCAATGATTTTGTTGTATGGGACAATGGTAAAGGTGTTGAAGGATGGGTGTACTTCAAGTGTGAAGAATACATTACCATTGAGCACAGTGTTCGTCCTAAAGATGAAGTAAATCTTGTCTGTTGTCCCATTCATACAAATGAAAGATTGCTTGTGATTTGCTACAAAGAACAATGGGAACAATTAGAATACATCAAGTCACGCACATCAATCTATGAAGAAGAGGAAAACCTTTTGGCGATTGCTTGCTAAATCGTTGGGAGAAAAGTCAAGTAAATGTGATAAAGAGGCGGATAAGGTAGCACTTATTCGCCTTGTGATGTTTCTATCCATTTTTATCACTAATTGTTTCATCGTAGCAAATGCTGTGCGTCATTGGAATGATAAGACAACTGTGCAGGTTGTGATTGATAGTTCTATGCTACCTGATTATCAAACACCATCACCCAGACCACTCAACAAACCACTTGAATTTTAATAAATACTCAAAAAGTCAAAAAGATGCTGACATTTAGAGAGTTCTATCAAATCTGTGAAGGTAAGAAACCTGACACTCCACCACACGCAGTTCCTGGAACTTACAAGAGAGACAACGAAGGTACAATCTCTTATACTCTTCAGCGTTATGAAGGACCATTAGGTAAACCCACGAAGAAAGAAGTTAATAAGTTGGTTGTTCAACGTAGTGGTGGAAAAGCAGTCAAAAAGAGATTAAAGAAGATCAGTAAAATTGAAGAAGATATTGAGACAAGACGTAGAGAATTAAGACAAAGACGACAAGATCAAATGGATTCTCAAAGAGAACGTGTTGTAGATTATCATTCTGCACAGCAAAAAAGAAAGAGTAGAGAATCGGAAAGAGAACAACTCAAAAAAGAAATAAAGAGAGAACTCGGGGACAATTAAAAAACTGTCCCCCATCCACCCACTAGCACCCCAATTTCCTGTATATTGTATTTGTTCAGTTAAGGAACACCAATGAACCACTTTGACGACATTCAAATTGAAGAATCTGCTGGATTTGATTTCACTGAAGCAGATCTTGATGGTCTCTTTGATGAAGATGAGAAAGATGAACAATCTTTCAACTCCTATCTGAACTCTAACATTGATTATTGAAATGACTGAAACTGTAAATGTTCTTCCTCATCTTCGTGAATTGAAAGATGCTTGGAGGAGGCAAGATTTTGTCTTTACCAAACAACAGCAAGAAGAATATGATCTTCTGATTGCTGCTCGTCGTGAAAGGGTAAAATACTTTTACGACAATGATATGGTTTGCAAAATCAGCAAATCTGCAATGGATAAACTGATGGAAGACAACTAAATAATGATGCTTAAGAGTCGCATCTAAAAGCAAAAAGATTAGGGGCAGAAATGCCCCTTTTCTTGTATAAATAAAACTGCGACTCTTAAGACAAGAATGAATAACTATTACACTTACGCTTATTTGCGTGAAGATGGCACTCCTTATTATATTGGAAAAGGTAAGGGTAATAGAATAGATAATCCTCATTATAGAAGTAATAAAACTAAAGTTAGAGTTCCACTACCACCAAAACAAAGAAGAGTAAAACTAAAACAAAATCTATCTGAAGAAAAAGCATATAAGCATGAGATGTATATGATTTCTATCTTTGGAAGAAAAGATTTAGGAACTGGTATATTATTGAATATGAATGATGGAGGAAAGGGAGGAAGTTCTGGTCCTAGATATTCTACAAGAGGTGAAAAAAACCATAGATATGGAAAATCTCCGCTTACAAAAGGTAAAATTTGGGTGACAAATGGAATAGAAAATAAAATGATATTTCCAAATGAATTGGAAGATGGTTGGTATAGAGGAAGAATAAAAGTTCATGTGGATGAAGGTAAAGAAAAAGTATTAAAACAGTTAAGAGAAAATAATCCAAATGCAAAGAAATATAAGATAATTTTTAGAGATGGAACAGAACAAGTTGTAAAACAACTATCAACTTGGTCAAGAGAAAATGGGCATAGTTACACAAATATAAAAAGCATAGTTCATCGCACAAGATACAAGAAAGAAAAGCAATATGAGTGCTACAATTCTCCTACTTATTACATAAAAGAAATTGTGACACTTTAATATCTGTCCACTGCTCATTGACTTTGGCACTTTACTCTGGCATACTTAAATCATGAAAAAACAACCCATGAAAAATCTGCACCTTGAGCACGTTGAAGATGAGATCCTGACGGGTAATCTGTCGGTTCTTGATTGGTTTTCTGAATCTAACTCTATCATCAGCACAAAAGTTGATGGTTCTCCTGCACTTGTGTGGGGAACTAATCCTGAGAATGGTAAGTTTTTCGTGTGTACGAAAGCA